CTCGGCCCGCGCGCGGGACCCGGGAAGGTTGGCCGAGTGGTTTATGGCTCTAGTCTTGAAATCCAGAGCATATCGTTACAGCCCATGCCGTCGAGTGACGCATGGGCTGTAATTTCAGGGGTTTAGGCTGATTGGGCCGGGGCTCGGTTACATCTGGTATCAGCCTTTGTAACCCGGTTTGGTTACAAATCGGGTTACTAGAACCGGGCAGGGGCAGGGCCGGAAGGCTCCCCTATTCGCGAGGAAACAAATCCTTGTCATTGCGCGCCGGTTCGGGAATCCCCAAGGCCTTGAGATGGGCGATAATTTGATGGTCATAACTAGGGGAGTAACCGTCCCAGTTCGCCACATAGCAGCCAGGGCAAATGCTGAACTGGTATTTCTTAATGAAGGTGAAGTGGTAGTCGCCGGGGTGAGACGGGTGCTTCGCACCGCATAAAAAGCAAACTTCCATGGTGTCTCCTTGGGCTTAAGATAATGGTGGTATGACCAACGAGATAGTGGCTAGTAACGGGATATTCGACTGGCAACAACCTTGAAGTCAGTGGTAGATAACTCGGCCTTAATGATTTTCACTTTCAACAATCCGGCAGAATTTAGGAGTCGTCGCATCTCTGCCATACGCTTGGTGCATCGGACGCCCATGACCACTTCCCTCAATTCCAGAGTTGTGGGACCAAATTCAACGAAATAGTATTGAGTCAGAATCGGATCCGGTTCCTTAAGCTCAGAAATAAACCTGTATTCGTCTTCATATTTCCAAGATAGGTATTTTCTAAGAAACCACGCCTTCACCGATCCTTCTGGATCTTTATGGTATTGATCAATCCATTCTTTTTCTGGGATTGGGTGCTCATCATAATTGACTTTATCTGGTGTGAGTGTTGGAAATTCAAAGCCGAGAGCGATACCCTTATGGTCACATGAATAGTGGGACCACATTACGGGGTCGTTCCAGTTGCCAGAAAAACAAGTGATGCCCCACATGTCGTTGAATTCATCCACTGTACGCTTGATTCCAGCGATGAACGTAGCTCGCGCAGAGGCGATGCCCATGAGTTCGTAAGGGTCATTAAGTGAGCGGTACCTAGATATGCGTAACCGTTTTTCTCGAATATCCCGCTCAGCATCTTCGACGGATCGGAACTTGTAATAGAGCATAGATGTTCCTGGGTGTCTGGTTAGGTTATCACCGAGTCTAACCACTCCTCACCCTGCAGGGAGGGCTGCGTTCAGGGCTTACTCCGGTCGGTAGGCACGTCGGCCGGGAGGTGGGCCAGGGGCACATCCTGCGCCTCCTGTGGCAGGCCGGTCAGGGGCACGCCGTCGAACGGATCCAGCACGGCGGCCATAAGGTGGTCGGAGTCGCACGCGATGGCGCACAGAGCGCCGGCTCACCTTCCTCCTGCAGGGCAGGCGCCTTGTCCCGGTTGGCGCCCCAGTTCCCCCGGACGGAGGGCTTACGACGTCCCCCCTCAACTGTGGTCAGAACACAGCCCTGCCCAGAATTCCTTATATGGCATCAAGTGCTCGTGTTTTGCCCTCCAGTGAGCATCAACGCCGTCCCAACCGTGCCCTTGGAAGACACGGCCGCACTCAGGGCACACCTTTGGGGCCTGGGGTGGCTGGCTTGCGTCGCAACATCGGCAGGTAGGCATGGGAGCCTCGTATTGCTTAGTGATGTTATTTGTTGCTTCTTGATGTGTGGCCCGCAATATAACCTATAACTCCACTAATTGCACTCAATAGGCCAGGGACAATAATTTGAAATTTCTTTTCTTCCAAATAGAAGGCGATAGTCATGGTGACTAAAATCAAGCACGCCAAAGCTCCCAGCCACGATATTACATACCTAGCAAGGTTGTGTTGAAGTTCCGCGGCAGTGAAATTCGTCTTTTCTGCCTTTCCAGGGAAAAGACTTAGTTTAAAACTTGTCGACTCGCTTCCAGATTTAATATTAGGAGTGATTGGCATGGGTCACCCTATATATAAATCAATATTGCAATCGTTAAAATTACCCAGTCGTCGACTGGATATCATTACCATAATTTCTTTCTGGGTTTCGCTATCTTTGCCCAATGAGATTGGATCAGTCAAAGATTCGCCAAGTGTGTTATTCCATCCATATGCGTCAAACTTCAACCCCCTTTCATATGGCGTCCAAGAAAGGCGTGTCCCAGGTTGATTCGGATTAGGGCCAGGGTGAAAAATCAAATAAATCAGGAATGATCCATCAATTTCAATTACTGCCGTGGTCTCATCCTTAATCAAAAGCCTTCGTTGATCCGCGAGTGTCTGACCGCCGATATTAACACTTGTGATTTCCATAAACACCCCTCTATCAGGTCTCGAGGAAAGGAACCGATCATATTTTTACCATGGAAGCCATTGTAAGTTTCCATGAAAGAGCCCGGCGGCCTGGGGATCCCCCCAAGACCACCGGGCCCGCGTTCTGGCCGTCGATCCTACCCGAGCCCGATCAAGGAAGCATTCAGGCCAGACGGCGCCCCGCCCGTCGCAGCCATGCGCACATTGCCGGCGGGCAGCTCGATGCCGGTCTGGCTAAACGGCAGCGTGGCCGATTTGACAGGCGAGCCATTGAACACCTGAACGTCGATCCAGGTTCCGGTAAACGCCGCCTGCATCTGCAGACTGACGGTCGCGCCCACGGGCGTACCCTCGGCCCAGAACATGTACTCGCCACCAGGGATCATCACCGAGGCGCCGGTCGCCGAGAGGTTGGTTCCGAGGTTGTACGCGAGAGGGTCACAACGATTTGCGGGCATGGCCGACACCTACAGGGGGGTGAACGGGAGGCGCAGGATGTAGTTCTTCAGCTTTTTGAGTGCGTTGACGATGTCCTGCTTGGTGGTGACGTTGGTGCCGTTGACGTTCAGCTCGATGTCCACGCTATTGGTGGAGGTGCCGACCACGGCCTGGTATTCGTTCTGCCCTTTGTTGATGCCGTAAAAGTAATTGGCCACTTGAAACTCCTTGGATGTGGCGCCGGGCGCCTGGGTTGGATGAAGGGATTACCCGATCAGGACGAGGGTTGCGATGAAGCCACCGGGGCTGAGGATGCCCGGAGCATCCAGGCGCACTGAGCAGGCCGGGAGACGGACCGGCTCCGGCCGAAAGGCCCGGGGGCCCCGCGGATCACCGTGTTCAGGAGGTTCAGGCAGGCGCCCAATGACGTTGAGCCAGCGACCATCCTGGAAACGCTGAAGGTGGATTTCGCAGTCCGCCGGCGCAACCAAGTTCAGCTGAAACAATCCGGCCGGCACCTCGACGGCATCGCCGGCTGTGACTTCGCGGATAATTGCGGTGCCCGCCGCCAGCGCTTCGCGGATCTCAGGCGTGCTGCCGACCGGGGCTTCGGTGCCGGCCAGGAGGAAGGTTTTTTCGGTGACGGCCACGATGGCCCCCTTAAGAGAAAATTGAATAATCGGAGTTCGGCTCCGAGCCGTCGCGCCTTGCGCGGTTGTGCCTGTCCAGATGAGCAGGGCGCTCATTGCCCCAGACGACGCCAGTGCCGGCAGGGCGCCCCTGTGCGGGCCCGCCTAAGTTCAGCGGGTCGTCGACGCCTTCCGCGATGAAGCTCCTGCTCTGGGAGTAGTCCGGCCGGGTCCGCGCGCTCTTCAGCATCATCAGGGCGTATCGGGTCGCGCTCAGCACGTCGTCGTGTTCCTTGACCAGGCGCCCATCCTTCCGGTGATACATCCTGAATTCGTCGAACCATTCGCCCAGGTGCGCAGCCACCCGCAGGCGCCCGGTCTGCATCCGGTTGAGCATATCCATGACGCCGGCCTCGACGCTGTTGCCGCCATCCTCGAAGCGGGCCTGGGCGCCGAGCATCCTCAGGCCCAGCTTGCGATACTGGGCGGCCAGCGTCTCACCTCCGCTCTTCTCGGTCTGCAGGCCGTCATGGGGCCAGGCGACAGGGATCCAATCGCCCCGGGCCTTGATGGCTGCGGCGTGGATGACCGCCGTTTCCTCCCGCACCCGGTAGACGTCGTAAACGTGAACGATATCCGTGTCACGATCCCAGGCGAGCCAGGCGGCCGCGGTCGGGTGATCCCAGCCAAAATCGATCCCGCAGATCCGGGGCCAGTGCTTCGGGATTGCGAAGGCCTCTTCAGCGACCTTCTCATCTGCCACCGGGAACACCCGGCCGGATCCCAGCATCGGGATACCCAACGTCCGGGCCTCCCGCTCGTGTAGTGGATAGCCTTCGATGATGCGCGCGCGGTCCTGCGGGCTGATGTGCAGGGCGTCGCTTATCGTCATCTGGATGTAGGCGCGGTCTGCGGTCGGTTCATTCAGGAACCGGCGCACCACTGCCGACATGCCGAGCAGGGGCGTTGCCGTCAGGTAGACCAGCCCACCCTTGGCCGCGATGCGCGCCAGGGCCTCCGAATAGATATCGATGGGCGGTTCTTCATCCATCCACACGACGTCGAGGGTTTCACCCTGCCACTTCTCCCGGCCGCGCTCATAGGATTTGAAGGCAACCTGGCTGATGCCCCCTGACTTGTGCATCACCAGGATGTTATCGAGGGCGTCCGGCAGGCCGCGGCCGGTTCGCACCTCGACGATGGCATCCTTGGGGATCGATCCTGTGCCCTGCCGGCCAAGAGTGCCCAGGAGGATGCGCTGCGGGTTGTCCCGGGTCGATTCGCCTGTGACACCGGCAGCCCAGGCGCGGATGGGGCCCGCGAATCGGCGCCCCTGCCACCAGTCGGGGTATCTGCCGGTCAGGTGCATGGCCATTTCCATGCCACCCGACCAGGTCTTACCCAACTGGTTACCGGCCATGAACATGCGCTCGCGCTTGGATGCGCCCATTTCGTGGAATTCGAGCTGCTTCGGGTATGCGGTGTAGTAGTCGAGGCGGTTCTCTTCCTGCCTGCGCTTCAGCTCTTCAAGGTGCTGTGCAAGTTCGGCCAGCTTGGATTCAGCCATTTCTAACCCCTTTCCGAATTTTTAGGACCAACCGGAATTTTTTGGACGTCGACCTCTGGAGCCTTGCAATCGCGAGAGTCGCCCCCACGGGTGATGTGCCCGGGCCCAGAATCCGGGGTGCCCCCCTCAATCTGGCGATTCGGGTCTGGGGCCCCCTCCGGGTCGTGGCCAAAGGCGGCAGGGACCTTGGCCGAGCCGGGAGTGGGCGCAGCCGCGGTGCCCTCCATGTCGCGGGTGTGCGGAGAGTACATCTTGTTTGAAGTATCCGCGGGCGCATAAACCCCCTCCGAGCCGGTTTCGGGCTGCGGGGTGCTGGGCGCCATGTCGAAGCCGAGGAGCCTGGCGGCGTGACCGAAGGCGGGGGCGGTCATGACGCCCTCCCCTTGGCCGCGTTGTCTGGTGGTCAGGCCATTGGCCATGGGATCTCCCGGCGTCACAGATGAATCTTCAAGGTCTTGATCAGTTCACCGGGCCCGAAGGTCGACCTAGCGTCCTGGCCGTCCGGTTCCCGGTCAAAGGCATCGGGCTGGGGCCTGCGCTTGTGTCTGTTGCGCCGGTAGCGCGGCCGGTGGCTCCGGGCGGGAGCTGGCGCAGGCGCAGGGACGGCCACGGGTGCGGGAGCGGGCGCCTGGGGTTTGTCGTTCACCAGGCCAAGCAACAGGGCGGCGCTGGGGGCGGTCACTTGGCACCCCGGGCCCTGGCCAGGTTGTAAAGACTCCTGATGATGTAGACATTGTTCCCGAGCCCAGACTGCTCAAGCATGTTGATGACCTCTGGGCGGGTCTTGGCCATTTGAGCCACTACGCTCTGCGCGGCCGCCAGGTTCCGCTCAAAGTCCGGGCCCCAGGCCTGTTCAAGCGCAACCCTGTTGGCCTTCCCTTGCAGGGTCCGGTCGATCTCGGATGGCGGATTCAGAATGGCCTGGTTCCAAAGTCGATTCGCTTCACTGCCGACGTGACTGGGGATGCCGGATTCCCGGAAGAGGGTGCGCATGGCGACTTCCTGCTCGATCGAGGTTTCAACGCCCGGAGGTGGAGGCTGGAACTGGTATCCAGCGATCGTCTCGGGGGGTGTGCAAAAAGTCAGGATGTCCGACTGGCGCCCCTCCTCCGCCCGGATGGCTGCTTCGGCAGCTGCCGCGGGGTCCAGGGTCGGCGCCGCCGGCTCGGCCGCCCCGAGGTAGTCGGCGAGGCGCGTCATAGGCACCGTAGGCGCTGCCGGCTGCGCTGCGATCTGGGGTGATGGGCCGGGAAAGGGGATTTGGTACGGTTCAGGCGCCGGGGGCGCTGCGGCCGGCTGCGCATTGGTAGGGGCGGCGAGGAATTCGGTCATGGCTTAGGCCTTCTGGCCGGTGGCCCGAGCCATGGCGCTATCACGCCAATGGCGGATGAGATCCGGCGTGGCTTCGAACTGGGGAGTGAACGACGGGATACTCACGGTCCCCCAGGGCCAATGGAATGCCCAGTCAACACCCAAGCGCTGCATCTCCGCTCTGATTGCGTTCTCCACTTGGGCGCCACGGAGGAAAGCTGCGTCCGGGTCCGGCGCTTCGGGCAGGGCGCCGGTCAAGGCTGCATTTACCTTCAGAAAGTCTTCGTGGCAGGCGGCGAAGTCTCGGATGGACTGCGCCAAACGCACCGCAGACGCGCTCCTTGCGCCGGCCAGGGCTTCGGCCTTCCCCCACTGCTCAGACATGCTGTCCCTGCTCGCCTGGACCACGGCGGCGCCGTGGCGGGCCTTGGCTGCGGTCAACGCGGCATCCTTGGCGCGGAAGGCCTGGGATGCGGCATCCATCTCCCGTTCCAGCTTGACGGTGTCGGGCGTATCACCATCGCCCTCAGCCTGCAGGGCCAAAGCGTCGCCCCAGGCTTGGCTCGCGACATCCTGGCGGATCTTGGCGGCGTCGCGCTCCGCGGTCAGGCGCTGGATGGTTTCAGCCAGCTTGTCCGGGTTGCTGCCGGTCAGTTTTGAAGCTAGGGAACTAAGCATTTTTTGCCTCCTTCGGGGCGGGTTTTGGGTGGGTGGAGATTGATTTGGTCTGATAGACCGTTGCTATTCGCCGATAAGTCCATTCGAATCAATATTAAAATGGTTGTTTGGAGTGGACTTGTAACCATCCTTGCAACCAGGGCCCTCAGATTGGAGGGTCGGAAGGTCGACCAGCTCGCCGGGAATGACCTTGGCCGCCAGGCCCAGCTCGCGAGCCAGCTCCTCAACCCGGCACCTGAGTTCGGCATCCGTCCGCTTGTCCTCGACGATGACGTGGTGCTCGCTGAGGTTGGCCAGCTGCATTCCACCCCTATCCAGGAGGGCCTGGGCGGCCTGCAGGCGCACCGATTCACTTACGGCGCCCCTTGCCAGCTCATCGAGCACCTGGGCGCCCAGGGCCACGCCAGCGCGCAGAGTGCGCTCTGTCTCTTCGCGGATGGCGTTCAGGATGTGGGGCTGCTGCAGCATACGGCTTGCGGATACCGCGGCGCCGGCGCCCTTGCCGTGGCCGCTATAGCCGGCGGCGATGGCGGCCTGGGTCGCGTTCATCCCGCCGAGCCGGCAATAGCTCTTCACGAAGGCGGTCTGCTTAGGGGTCAGCTTCTCGGCGCTCATCGGCCACCTCCCGGGCAGGGGGAAGGCCGTGGCGGGGCCGAAACCTTAGCGGTGGTGGCGTGACACTCACGGCCTTTCCAGCAGGGCGCCTTTCCGGAGGGCCCGCAGGGGGCAATCCTGACGGATGACGGATCCTGACGGGTTTCCCTAGGTCTCTCCTTAGAGACTACTTTTTCAATGCGTAGAGAAAAACACACGAAGTTCGTCATGATCCGTCATCCGTCAGGTTTTGGGGTTTGGTTGAGGGTTTTATCCCGTAGTGCATCCCGGTCTCCTTCTTTTGGTTCCTCACTCCGCGCTCGCGCAGGGCCACACCAAAAGCCTTTTCGGAGTGAGGGGCCCCGCCGCTCCCGGTGTCCTCATCCCGATGCCAGGTGATGAACTGCTTGAACAACTCAGCGGCGGAAGTCCCGTGCCTGGGGTCGCAGCGTTCAAAGCTTTCCAGCCACCTCCCAACAGGATCCTGCTCGGCCAGATAATCGCGGGTGGTGTTCACCACTTCCTGGGGAGGTTCCAGGCCTTCCTGGGCGTATCGGGAGGCGCCTTCAATCAGCCATGTCAGGATCCCAGGCGCCTCCGCCCGCAACTCGGTCATCAGATCCCGGTCGCCGTCCGGCAGGGATTCGTCGCGCTCTGGAGTTCCGGGGCGATTCCACTTCCGATCGAACGGGATAAGGTGCAGCCGGCCGCGCAGGGCGAAATCCAAGTGCTCAAGCTCTGGCTTGTGATTCGTCATCAACAGCAATTTGTGAGTGATAGCAAAGCGGAAGGTGTTCTGGTTCATCCCGCGGGCCGTCAAAAACCCACCGCCGGAATGCCTCTTGATCAAGGCGATATCAAGTTTCTGGCCTTCCTTGCTCTCGCAGCTAATGGCCAGTCGGGCCCCCGCCAGGGTCGCGGCCACGGGTGACGGGCTCTCGGGGTTGGTGAGGTAGTCACCGGACATCAGGAACTTGGGCTCGACGGTCCTGCAATAGTCGCCAGCCAGCTCTTGCACCACGTCGAACAGCACGCTTTTGCCGTTCGAACCCTCACCGTGACCGATGAACACCTTTTGTTCCGCTGTCGACCCGGTGAGGCAATAGCCCAGGGCCCGCTGCAGGTAATCCGCCAGTGCTGGCCGGGGAACATAGCCGATAACCGATTCCGGAATTGGCCGCCCGGTGGCGTGATTGAATTCAACCGGTCGAGGCTTTCCAGTGATCTCCTGAATGAACCGGCGGAAACGTGGAGCACCGGCGCCCCGGTCGAAGGCGATGGGGCTGCGCTGCGTGACAAACTCGTCACGGGCCGCGGCGCGCAGCTGGCCTGTGCGCAGGTCGATCGTCCCATTCGCCACGCCTAGCAGGAATGGGTCGCGGTCGAGGTCCGCCGCGGACACCACGACCCGGCTATCACGAGATGCCATGGCCAGCAGCGCATCGATGGATTTCTTGTTCCGGCAATGGACCGCCCACTTCTCGACGCCCTCGGCCGCCGTATTGATGCGCTTGCGCTCGGCCGCCACCAGGGACTCGTCCGCGGCCTGGCGCTTCAGGTCATCGGCCTTCTTGTGATAGTGCTGGGCGATCCCCTTTGCCGCAGCCAGGGCGCCGGCGCCGGATTTGTCATCAATCCACCTGGATCCGTCCCACCAGAGCCACCGCTTCCACTCCCACACATAGCGAAGATCGCCGCCCGTGATCTTGATCAGCAAGTTGGCGTTCCCGATATCCGAGCGGTCCTCCAGCTTGGCATATTCGTCGGCGCCGCCCGCCTTCATGCCCTGGGCGCTGCGGGGGTTCGTCCACCCGTTCCGCTGTGCCAAGTCGAAGATGCTCTTGTAGGTGATCTTGGTGGGCCTGAAACTGTCCCACTTGGCCTCCGCCTGCGCCCCGTCGTATTGCTCACTGCGTGCGCTGAACAGATGCCACAGGTCCAGTGCCTCGGATCCGAAGGAGGTTTCCTCCAAACTCTTGAGAGCCTGGCCAATGTTGACCCAGGATCCATATCCTTCGGCCAGCTCCGCGGTCGAGTCGCTCAGCAGGGCGTCCCGCAGGCTGGCGAGGGTTTCGGCATCAACCTCCCTCAGGGCCATGGCCCGGGTGAAGCTGGCCGCCTCGGAGTGCTCCGCGGGGCTGCCATCGGTCTCCCGGCTGTGGCGCCGGGCCTCGACCAGGGCGACCAGCTCGGGGCCCGCCTGGCCCACCAGGTTGTCGGTGTCGAGAACCCGGCAGATGGGGAGCACCTTGCCGGTGAAGGTGACAAATCCGGAGTCGTGGAAGACCTCGACGCCGAACTTACCCGGTGCGGCGTGGTCCTTCATGTTCGGCATGTCGCCCAGCACGAAGGCGTGGGCGCCTAGGTCGGAGGGGGATACCTCCACATAGGTCTCGGCCGCGAGCTGTTCGATGAAAGGGTCAACGTGACTGTTGATGCACTCGTCGAAGTCGATGACGTCGATTCCCCATTCCGGCATGGGCGCGAAGCCGATGCCGTCATACCCGCCCCGCCGGAGGGTGGCAACCGCGGTATCGAAGTCGACCAGCTGGGCCCGGTCCTCTGGGGTACCGTTCCTTCCCCGCCTTCGCTTGCCCGTCTCAGGGTAATAGGGAACCTTGCGAGGTTTCGGCCGCTTCGGGTTGGGCTCAGACTTCCAGACCAGCCACCCGCGCAGGGGCCGGAGCATCTCCGGCGCCTCGATGGCGTGGGCCTGGGTGATTGCGGGGGCTGACTGGCTCAATGTGACCTCTTGCTCTGGTTCAGGAACAGGACGTCCTCCGCGCCGACATCCAGGAAGCCCTCAGGCGCCACGTGGAAGCGGGGCCCCCTGCCGGTCAGTGCGATGATCTTCCGGGTCCAGGCGGCGTGCTGGCTGGGGTTGGTAATCACGATTGCGGCGAAGGGATCGGGCGACGTCGCGACGGTGGTCGCGAGCATGGCCCCGGCCCCCTCCTCCAGGACGGCGCTGATGACGAAGGTCTGGGCGCCGTCGAGGTAGGTCTTCAGGATTTGGTCGCTGAAGCCGGCAGGGCCGACGCTGGCATCTCGGTCCGGATCCGGGTCGTCACCGATCAGGGCCAGGTAGCCCGACCCGGGCTTGTAGTACGTGGGGAATCCCTGGACCCCCTGCGGGTCGATTGAAAGGAAAGCCATCTCCCGGTCGACCGCGGCCTGTGCCAAGAAAGCCATTCCCTTCACAGGGCACCCTGGCCGGCGGCCGCCAGCATCTTGGCGAGGGCGGCGTTGGGCACAAGAAGGCGGCGCCCAATGCGAACTGAGGGGATTTCGCCGCGCCTGACTGCCTCGTATGCGCTCGGCCGGGAGATACCAAGGATGGCCGCGGCCTCCTCAACCGTCCGGGTGAGACGTTCCATTCCCGGGTTGGGGCTCTGCCCCGGTCCTGAGTGTCCTTCGGGTTCTGCCATTTCAGCTCCTTCAGCTAAGGGGGCCCGGGCGGTTCGCCCTTGCTTGGATCCTATTTTCGGGCGGACTGGTGATGCCGTCTACCCTACTGGCTTATGTCATGCGTAGAATTGGGTAGAGAAGAGCCTAGGGATATCCTATGTTGCTAAACGAATAAGCGCTTGACATGACGGACTAGGGCGTAGACACTTGTACTGAACAGTATTTGTTTTGAGTAGAGGGCAGCATGGCGATGACGGAATGGTCCTTGTTCTCCCGCATGAGCTGGAAGAAGTGCCGGCAGGGTTACACCCTGCAGGGGGGCGCCATTGTTGCCCGGCCGGTGAACCCGCCAAGTGTTGCGGCCCAGCCGGCGAACCAGCTGAGCGCTTCTGCCTATCTACTTGGCCCAGGCCCTGAAGATCGAGCCGAGTATGCGATGGATGAGTATTGCCCCGATGAATTGAACAGGATGGCCCACCGGGAATTTATGAAACTGGAATCGGGCGATAATGAGGGCCTGCTTGCGTTTGTGAGTGAATACGGGCTCCTGGGCCTTGACGGTGGAGGACCACCAAAAAGGGAGAGCCTCGCCCACCTATGGCTCGCGCACGACTATCTCTGGATTTACGCCCACTGGTCGCAGGACGCCCATCTCCTATCCCAGTCGGATCGCAAACTTCCCTCGGATCGCAATACACACTTCAATAATTTTTGCCCTCAACACATGTCTGTATGTTTGGAAAAAGAGAATGGCCGAACCGTTCTAAAGACGAAGGTGGGCAGTTTGATAGCTTGGATGTGGCTACGCCTTGCCCAAGAAGTCGCCGGGGACCTCCTGCTCAAGAAATGCAAATTGCCGACGTGTGCGGGCGAGTGGTACGAAGGCCATGGGCAGAAATCCTCACGCAAGGAATACTGCAATCCACGCTGCAGGGCGGCCCATCATTACGGTATGGACATGGGCAGGTTCTCTAGATCCTGCGAACGGCCTGGGTGTGATGAGAAGTGGGTCGAACTCCGACAAGAGGGGTTGGAGCCTCGTAAATACTGCAGCTTGAAATGTGAAGCAGCCCACCTTAAAGATGTCGAGTCCCAGCAACGTCGCAAGCCAGTCAAGAAAGGCGGTTCGAAATGAGCAGAGGGTCGATCATCAAGCGCGAAGGCAAGCGGGGCGTTTCCTACCTGCTCAAGTATGATGCCGAGCGCGACCCCGCGACCGGCGCCCGGGTGCAGAGGTACAAGACCTGCACCGGCACCAAGAAGGAGGCCCAGGCGGAGCTGCGCCGCCTCATGGGCGAAGTGGACACCGGCACGGCCGTGGACCCGTCGAAGATGACGCTAGCCGATTGGATCCAGACTTGGCTGCGGGACCACGCCGCGCCCAGTGTCAGCCAGCGCACCTATGAGGGTTACAAGGGCTACCTGGAAACTCATGTTGCCCCGAAAATTGGCTCTGTCCTTATCCAGAAGCTGACGGCCCCGACCATCCAGAAGTTCCTGTCTGACATGCTCACCGCGGGACGGCTCCCCATGGGCGGCACGAAGGGCCCGGAGGATGCGCCCCATGCGCGGCCCGGTCTTTCCGCTCAGACGGTCCTCCACATCCACCAGGCCCTGTTTTCCTGCCTGAAGGCTGCAGCCCGTCAAAAGGTGATCCTCCGCAACCCGGCTGAGGATGTGACGGCGCCGAACCCCAAGCGGGTGCGGGCCGTGAGCGATGACCCGGAAGACTCAGGCCAGATCAAGGCGCTTGAGCAGGACGAACTCGCGACCTTGCTCAAGGCCATTCGGGGAAAGTATTTCTTCACACTGGCCGTGGTGGCGGTAGGCACCGGGGCCCGCAGGGGCGAACTGCTGGCCCTCCGGTGGTCAGACGTGGACTTCGAAAAGAAAACCCTGTGCATCAGCAAGGCGCTTGAGCGCACCTTGAAATTCGGGTTGAGGATCAAGCCCCCGAAAAACGAGAGCAGCCGGCGCACCATCGTCATCGACGATGGGCTGTGCCGCACCCTCAAGGCCCACCGGCAGTATCACGAAGACCTCGCGGCCAGCCTGGGCGTATTGTGCCCGGTCGACGGGTTGGTTTTCCCCTGCACCATCCGCCGGGCCCGCGGGCGCCAGCCGCTCAATGTCGAAATCCATGATGTCGACTTCACCCGACCGGAGAACCCGGACGCTATCACCAAAGCCTTCAGCAGGGCCGCCACGATGGCCGGGCTCCCTGATGTGCATTTCCATAGCCTGCGGCACACCCACGCCACCCAGCTCCTGCAGGGGGGTGTTCAGCCGCATGTGGTAGCCCAGCGCCTGGGGCACAGCACACCGGTCATCACCATGACCATCTATGCCCACGTCCTGAAGCGGGCAGATGACCAAGCCTCTCTGGTGTCGGGTGCGATGCTCAGCGCAGCCCTGGGGGCCAGCTACTGAACGTGATTGGCGGAAGAGGTGGGATTCGAACCCACGGAGGCTTGCACCTCGGGAGTTTTCAAGACTCCTGCCATCGACCACTCGGCCACCCTTCCGTTCCCAAATGATGCCACGAGCGCCCTGCCTGCGTCCATTTTGGTCTCGGGTTACAAATGGGTTACAAAATCCCGATCCGACGCTGTGAATATTGAGGTTAAGGCACAGACACAACAGTCTTGAAAACTAGCGTGGGCTCACGCTCACCGGGGGTTCGAATCCCTCACCTTCCGCCAATTACATAAGCAAGCCCTTTAGATAAAGAAACTTATACCAGACGCCCTTTCTGAACCCATACTTGAACCCATATCCAGGCGCGAGGCTGGGCTGTCGGGGGTCTTGGCGAGGTGGCCCAGCAGGGGGCGGCCCGGATCACCTTGCGCTGGCCCTGGGGGATGCCCCCAGCGCCGCCCGATGACCACCCCCACCCCCTGCTCGCTTCCATCGGGAACATGCGGCGAGCTTGTCCATGCTGTCCTACGCCGCGCACCGGATCACGGCCACGGGGCCGGGGCCTTGGCGGGTGAGGAGAAGGCTCAACCGCCGGCCGCGCTGGCCCTGGGCATGGCCTCCAGCGATCCAGGGCCTCTCAGCCCCCTGTGCCGCTGCCATGGGCGAGGGCCAGAGCGATGGCTGGCTGGTCGCGCGCAGCCCGCCTCCCTGGGCGGCGAGCCCGTCACCGCCACCCTCGCCATCGCGGCAGGCCTGGACGTCGAGCACAAGGCGACCCGGAGCACCTCGCGTCGGCCCTGGGCGGGGTCTCCAAGCGGTCCGAAGGACTCAGCCCCCTCTGTCGCGCAGAGGCCCCTGGTAGCCCGTTCCCCGGTCCTCTAGGCGGCGAGCCGTCACCACCGCTCTAGCCCTTGCGTCGGGACTGGACGTCCAGCACAAGGACGCGTTAGGGCCCAGCGAGGCATCGGCATGTGTCGCCATCCTGATTGATTCACTCACCGAGGGTGATACTCTTGCATAACAATCCACTTCAATTTGCCAAATCCTTGCTGAGTCCAGCGATCTCAACCACGACCATAGGTGTTTCCTATGCTTGATACCGCTCATCCATGCTTCCCGCCCCCAACGTCCAACTGTACCTTATGGCGGTATATGGACCTGACGAAGCTGTTAGGTATGCTGGAAAGTAAAAAACTATTTCTCCCTCGATCCGATCAGTTTGACGACCCTTATGAGGGATGCCTGCCCAAGGCCGCAGTGGCACAAAACCGTGCGCAGTATTTATCTACTGGGATACCACCAAAACAAGTCGATATTATGATTGATAACGCAATAAAGGCTGCCGATATATTTAGAAAGCAAATGTTCATCAGCTGTTGGTATTCAAGTGAATATGAATCGGCCGCAATGTGGAAATTATATTTACAAAGCTCTGAGGGTATTGCCATTCGCAGTGACCATGACGCACTCTGTCGTTCATTGATAGCATCACCCCTTATGGCAAGAACGGCAAATATTAAATATATCGATTACGATAAAACACCAATTCCAGCTGGAAATATATATTTCCAGTTTCTTCATAAGAGACTTAGTTTTTCCCACGAAAATGAGCTTAGAGCTGTTATCTGGTCAAAAGAAGACGTCAACGGACCACAAATTCCCGCCGAAGCCATTTCAGTGACTGTTGATGTCGATCCTAGTGATCTAATAAAGGCAGTTCACGTTTCTCCAACATCTCCCAAATGGTTTGGAGAGTTGGTGGAGCATCTTTTGAAACGGTACGGTTTGAAATGCCCTGTGGAGAAATCTGCGCTGTATGACCGCCCTTCATATTAAATATACAAATATAATATAAAGCTAATTGAGTCAGTTATTTAAGCGAAAAGATTAAGCCCATCCACGCCGAACCCGCCATTCGAGGTTGGTCCCCGCACTCAGTTATGCCCCTTTGAGCTGCTCGCGGACACAGATATCCGCCTCCCCCGTTCGTGCCCCCGGTACGGGGCCAACTCAATTTGGCCGGCGGAACTGGCCCGCGCTCACCGCGTTCACCGGGCGGACCAGGAGGATTTCGGAAGGGTCGCATTCGAAATGCTGACCATCAAGACGGCCGATCCGCACGGTCCTGCGCGACGGGGAGCCCTGGTGGGTGGCCAAGGACGTGGCCGAGGCCCTGGGCTACGTTTGGAAGGGGGCTTCGGGCAGCGTTCCACACGTTCCGACGGAATGGGTGGGGGCCTGTTTCGTTCAGACCCCCTCCGGACGGCAGAAGATGTCCGCCATCTCCGAGCAGGGACTCTACTTCTTCCTCGGCCGCTCCGACAAGCCCGCCGCCCTCCCCTTCCAGAAGTGGCTGGCCGGTGAGGTGCTCCCTTCCATCCGGAAGACCGGCAGCTACGCCGTCCCCGGGGCCGAGAAGTTCACCCTCGCCGGCATGGAGCTGGATCTGCCCAAGGACTACTCCGAGTCCCTGCGGATCCTCGCCACCGTGGCCGAGCGGGCCAAGGAGATGGCCCCCAAGGCCGCCTTCTACGACCGGCTGCGCGCCTCCATGCAGGAGCCCCTGCTCGGAGATGAAGCGCGTGTCCTGGCGGCAAGAGGGTGGTCGGAACGGACCCGACCCACCACCCATTCCGCTGGAACGTGGCTGATGACGTTGTGGTGCCACCGGTAGCCCAGGGGATCGGTCACGTCCTTGGCCACCAGCCGGGGGCTTCCCTGCGCAGATCCGCACCCCCGGCGTCCGCGCCTCGCACTGGGACGAAGCTGCGGTGGACGAGGACGAAAAGGGCAACATCATTTCAAATGATGTCGCGGGAAGGCCCAACCACGCCAGCATCATCAATGAGTCCGGCCTTTTCAGCCTGGTGCTGGGTTCCCGGAAGCCCGAGGCCAAGGCCTTCAAGAAGTGGGTCACCAGCGAGGTGCTTCCCGCGATCCGGAAGACCGGCAGCTACAGCGCCCCGCCGCCGCGCAAGACGTTCAACGTCGCCGGCCTGGATGTGATGGTCCCCGAGGACTTCACCGAGTCCCTCCGGACCCTGGCCACCGTGGCCGAGCGGGCCAAGGAGCTGGCCTCCAAGGCCGAGTTCTACGACGCCGTGGCCGCCACCGAGGGCCTGCTCCACGTCACCGATTTCGCCAAGCTGATCGGGAGCGGGGAGCACTACTTCTATGTGTTCCTGGAGGCGGCTGGCGACATTGTCGAGGACAGCGGCAAGGTCCACGGTATCTCCGGACCTGACAGGGGCAACGTGCGGCACCGGCAGCCGTCCCTGCCCGCTGCCCTAGCAGTGTCGCGTTAGCCGTCCAGGGGGCCGCCAGTCCCGGCCACGGGCCAGGGCAATGGCCGACCTAAATGATCTGCTGAGTTTCACGGGCCCGAAGGCTGCGCTAAGATTCGTGATTTCCGACGAATCCGTAACATGAAACGGGATGACCCGTTATGATGTGTAAATCATCAATCATTATTGGGATGTTCTTCGGCTTTGCAGGGTGCAGGGATGGCTGACCTTCGCGACATTTTTAGGAACGGTGTAGTACCGCCCTATAGGGGCGCTATGCCTTCTGAGCGAGGTGGCCGGAGTCCATATCCGGTCGGCCTGACCAACTTGGTTTTGGCCACAGGATTTTCACCCGAGAGAAAGGCCATCCTTGAAGGGTTCCTGCTGTTTCGGAACGAGCTGAAAAAGATGGGCTTGCAGGGGTTTCAATGGGTGGATGGGAGCTTTGTCGAGGATGTGGAGAATTCGGAACGCCGCCGGCCACCATCCGATGTAGATCTGCTGACCTGGGTTTTCCTCCCCGAAGGGCTGGACCCGGAAAAGCAGATCGAATGGTACAAGAGAGTCGCTGCCTGGTATTACGGATTGGACGCCAAGGCAAATTTCAAATGTGATGCATACATAGCACCGGTCTTCCCAAACGGAACCTCGTACATGGATGATGCCATCTATTGGTCGGGGCTTTTCTCCCACAGCAAAGAGGGTGAGTCATGGAAGGGTTTTTTCCAAGTCGGGCTTGCTGATGACGAGAATGAAGCCATGATGATCCTGAAAGAGGTGGCCAAATGAGTCACCAGGACCGACGGGATTTCCTTCTTGCCGAAAAGGAAGATCTCACTGAACGAATTCAACATCCCACGAACCCCTTCGCTCAAGCCTCTCTCGGGCCGAGGCTCGCCCAGGTTGAATCTGAATTGATTGCGCTAGGCCAAGTGGCAGAGAACCCTGTCCGCCTCGCCAGAACGAAGCTAACCTTCAGGGGCAAGCCGGTGTTCGGGCAAAGAGGCGTCCAGGCAGACTTCGGGCTGGAAGCGGCGGAAGGTTTCCAGCGCGCCATCCACCGCAGGGGTGCTGCCCTGGCGAAGGCAAACAGCAGGGGGATGCTTCCCCCGCCACCACATATGGCCATCGTAGACGTTGCGCGCGGATCGTTTGGGTTCGTTCTGGAGGAAGTGCAGCCCGAAGGCGGCATCCTGCAGGGGCCCAGCCACATGGCGCAGGCCATTCAGGAAATACAAGAAGTCGTGGACCTCGCCAGGACGGGAAGTGAAAAGGAATTCATCGACAAGATGAAAACCTTAGATGGCGGCACTGCACAGGCCTTGCGGGATTTTCTGGAAACGGTCGATTTGGCCGGTGCAACGTTCAGGGTGTGGACCTCTGAAAAGGATGCATACCTAGACGAGAAGGAAATTGCGGCTGCCTCCCATTGGGTTCAGAGGACAAATCTCGCAGAGGACGAAACCGATCTCCTCGGCAACCTGGCTGGGCTCTTCATGCTCAGCAGGAAATTTGAGTTTCAACCAGAAGGGAGAAAGGTGATCCACGGACAACTAGACCTGGGCCTTGACACCCATGAACTGGCGTCGTGGATTGAGAAACGTTGCCTAGCAACATTCCGGGCTGAGAGAAAACGAAAGGCCGGAAGCAAGAAGGCGGGCCAGCCGAAATGGGTATTGGTGCGCGTTGGTGAGCCACCAGGACCGAGTCATGCCCCGCTAATTTCGAGTGTGATTGAAGACGAAATCCCTGAACCCGGACCGTCAGAAACGCTCAGCGAGATGCCGAATATGACAATCGGGATGAAACCGCCGCAATGATCGCCTGCTACTCATTGAGGATGGCGAACTCGGTGTCCCCTCTCCCGTGCCGACCGGCGGGTCTTGCCGCGATTTCAAATCGGACCAAGTCGAACGCCTTCAGGTCGGCCCCACACTTGCGAACCAACTCCAGCACGTTCTTGGGTTGAACCCCCAGGCCCGACGCGAGGGCCGGAGAGGTGGTGACGGGTGCGATGCCCTGGACGGTGACCAGCATGCCGTCCTCGCCGCCCAGGGACGCCGGGTTGCAGGGCATGGCCCAGCCCTGACTACTCCCGCCAATCCTCAATCGCGATCAAGGCCAGATGGATAGCGCAGCTAGGGAGGTGCCCCCGGGTATCCACGTCCTGCAGGCAGGCGCAGCATGAGCCGGGTGGGACAGGGTTCTCATAGGCCAAGTGCCGCAGAACATCTTCCAGGTGCTCCACCAGGGCCTCCGTCGCTTCCTGGGTGGTCATGGACCCCTCCGGCCGATGGATGGATTCTATGCCGAGCTGATCAGATCAGGCCCAAAGCGGGCAACGTCAGCCACAGCCCCGCCCCCTGCCAGTCCAACATGAACAGGACACGATGCGAACACGGGGAACGATAGGAATAACGGGAACCGCCTTGCGCTGTATAGCGGTTATGGTTCCTGTTGGCGTTCCCGTCACTGGGAACTGAGGGGAACCAGCCGGCAGGGGCTCGAAGGCCGGGCTATGCCGATGCCCTTTGCCCTGGGTCCAAGAAGGCATGGATGCTCCCCCAAGCCAGCGCGCTGCTACCGCCAGCGCGCACCCACGCGACGAGGCCCACCGGCTCAAGACCGAGGCCCGCCTGTCAGCTTGCCTTGATGCGGCCCTGGCCGATGGGGATCCGGCCCTGGTCGCCCTGATCAGCGGCATCATCTCCCGCACCTGTGGCGGCAGCGGGGAGCGGGAGTCGCGGTAGGGCCATCTCCTCGGTGCGCTCCGCGAGGTTGGCCAGGAGCCGCAGGGACTCCGCGAAGTTGCGGGGACCGGCCACGGTCATGCCGGCGACCACGAAACCCCGGCGTTCCATCTGCTCCCGGCGATGCGCCTGATAGGCCAGGGTCCTGACGGCCTTCCGGGCCTCGTAGAAGGCCTTGACTAGGCGCAGTTTGAACTCGCACACGGCGGGGCTGTTCCGGCTGTAGGTGACCAGCAGGGTCGCCTGGGGCTCGTTGAGGATGGCGAACTCGCGCTTCTGGGGACCGCCAGCCGTCCCGAAGGCTGCAATCTCAAATCCGACCCTTCCGAACTCCTCCAGATCCTTCACATACGTGCGGATCTGCTCCATCACATTCTTGTGCTGGACCCCGAGGCCCGACGCGGGGCCAGGGAGGTGGTGACGGGCTCGCTGCCCTGGACGGTGACCAGTATGCTGTCCTCGCTGCCCAGATCCGCACCCCCGGCGTCCGCACCTTGCACTGGAACGAAGCCGCCGTGGACGCCTGGGCGGCGAACCCCAAGCCCACACCGGCCCCGTGCCCGATCCTGACGTCGAAGACGCACCTAAGGCCGAGGTGCGCACCTTCACCTTCGGCTCCGCGCCGATCCGCACCGTCCTGCGGGATGGGGAGCCCTGGTGGATCGCCGCCGACGTGTGCGCGGTGCTGGCTTTGGGTAACCCCCGCTAGGCCCTGTCTCGGCTGGACGCCGACGAAAAGGATGCCGTCGGTTTAACCGACACCCTCCATCTGCTCCAGAGGCGGCACGTCTACAGGTCAGTTACAGATGACCTCGAATTCTAATACGGTTACTGGGGCATTTAAGGGAATCCACTCTAATGCCATTGCAAACCCGGACGCTTGTCCGGAGCTAATGAACGTTTCAGCAGCCTCTCTTGAATCAAAGACCACGTCATTATTGTCGGGGTATCGAAGGTATTCCCCGGTTAGGACGTGCAGAATCCGGCAAGCCATGTCAGCTCCTTTGGGGTTGGGGTCAACGCATTTTACCGCGAGCGGGCCTGATGCACGGCATCGATGTCGCCCGCCTGATTGGATCGGGCCCGCCGGCTCCTGGCCGATGGGGATCCTATCCTGGGTGCCCTGATCCGCACGTGTGGCGGCAGCGGGTCACAGGAGTCGCGGTGGCGGTAGCGGCAGCACCTGCGGTGGCAGCGGCATCATCGTCCGCACCTGTGGCAGCAGCCCCTGCCCGCCCGTGGCCTGCAGGATGGCCTGCTCCTCACCCGCGCGCCCGTGTCCCCGTCCACCGAACCGGCCCCGGCCGCTAGGCGAGCGGGACGGGGCCGGCAATCCTAAAATCTCCTAGATCCATAAGGGTTTCGTGCCATCCAAGGCGAAAATGGGTCCTTCCGGGGCACTTCCACCCAGGCGGGTCACGCGGCCCCCGTGCTTTTCTAGCTGCAGTATTTACAACGAGTTACGATACGTGGAGCTGTTTTTTCCCTCGATCCGGCCTGGGAAACTCCCCTCACCATCCCCTGCGTGGCTGCGTAGACCCGCGCCCAGCGCAGATCCACGCACTCCACGCAGCCTCCGCGCAGTGCGTGGAGACTACCCGGGTCAGGCGACTGCGAGCCCCACCTGCTGGATCCGCACCCGGAAAGCCTCCACGGCCGCCAGGGCCTCGGGCTTCAGCACCACACCGGGCTTCAGCACCTCCAGCATGAGATGGACGGCCGCACCCGCCACAGCCTGCTCGGCATCGTAAACGGTGTTGGCCGCGAGCATCTCGGCGTCGATCAGGTCCCGGGAGCGCCCCCGCAGGGCCTGGAGGCCTTCCAACGTGCCCGCCGGTAGTTCGGACGGGTCCACTGCCTTCAATGCCTTGGTGAGGGCCCCTGCGGCGCTCACGACGTCGTGCAGCTGGTCTTCGGCTTCCATGTGATCTCCTTTAGGCTGATGCGGGATCCAGGTTGGCCGGGCCAAATAGCATCGTCAAGCCCAATATTTGCAGCATTTGTTGACGTAATGTTGCCAAATAGCAGGGTGCCCCGTGTTGACATCTGTTGCCAATCGCCTGGAATTTCCATCCCGCTGGCGGCCTCGTAGGTTGCCAGTCCAGAACAAGGAAGGCCTGCAGCTTCGGGCCCCTCCCGGCAGCGTGTCCCCATTCCAGTTACCCGTCGCCGCTGGTGCCCGATCACGACGAAGGATCACGACGTGGCCCGCGTTGACATCTGTTGCCACTGGCCTGGAATTTCCGCCCTGCTGGCGACCTTCGGGGTAGCCAGTCCAGGTGATCGCGGCAGCCAGGGGCGAGGGCGGCGCGTGGCAGCGGTTCCATAGGCAGGCCCCGGTCCAGGCTGGTCCAGGTTCTTTCCACCAACCTGGACCGCGCAAACCCGCACCACTACTGCTTTGGTCCAGGTGGTCCAGGTGGTCCAATAGAAAATAGAAGTTATATATAGGATCAGTAGGACTAGGGATAGATAGAAGGGAAGGAATATATATAGGGGTTTCAGAACCCCCCGGTCCCCCTGGACCATTGGACCAAGCCAATGGTGGCGCGGGTTTGCGCGGTCCAGGGTGGCCGATTCCACCTGGACCGACCTGGACCACAAAGCAAAATCCCGGCCGTTGGGCGGCCGCGATCCGGGGGAGCGGTGCTGACTGGCGTGGGGCTCAGTTCCCGCTTAGGTAATTGGCGAGGGCTTTCCCGGCCACCGAGAGCGGCGGGAACACCTTGACCCGGCCCCGTGAGCTTCCAGCTTCGCCCCTTGGCCGTTCTTCCCTCAGGGTGACCCCACCGCATTTCAGCACCTTGCCGAACGTCTTCCAGAACTGACTCTCACTTACGCAGCTGTATTCCCGATACCTGAGCCTGGACGCCTCGGTGAAGGCGGTGTAGATCGCGCCCTTGGGCACACCGACCTCCTCATCAACCCAGTCAATGCTCTGCGCGAACCCGTTGCCCTTGAGCTGAATCTCGCCCAACTCGATGATTTCCGCCAGGAAACGCTCAGGGCCGCGCAAAGACTCGCGCTTCTGGTCGCGCAGGCCATCGGTGTCCGGCGCTGCGTTCACGTCGATGCCGGTCAGGTCGAAGTCCAGCAGGTAGCGCAGCAGGTGGGAGTAGCCGCCCCGCTCCATTCCCTCCCGCATGGACCGGAAGAACTGGCGGTCCTGCCGCCGGCCGTCGCCCACCTCAAACACAGCGAAGCGCCGCTCATCGGCCGAGGCGGGGCATACCCAGCGTTCGTTGGAGAGCATGACCACTCGCGTCAGGTTGTTGACGGAGAAAATCTCGAGCCCCTTCTTCTCGATGTTGTGCTTGGCCCCCGTGATCAGCCCCTTGAGCCTGCCCTCGGCGCTCTTGTCGCCGCTCCAGACAGCTTCATCCAGGACGAGGAGCAGGTTGGCCGCCATGTGCCCGTTGAACTGGGAGGTGAGGTAGCGCTGATCATCGGCGACGAGGGCATGAGGGCCCAGGAGGTATCCTACCCGCTCGATCAGGGCGTTCTTGCCGGTGCCCTTCCGGCCCTTCATGACCAAGGCCACCAGGGGTTTCTCCCCGGGCTTCTGGATGAGGTGCGCGAACCATCCCATGAGCCAGCGAAAATGCTCCTGGTTACCGCCGCAGACGTTCTGGAGGGCATGCTCGAGGAACATGTCCAAGGCCGGATGGCTGGCGGGCCCCTCCACCGGGTCCACCTTGAACCCGCGCCACAGGTTGTACCAGCGGGGCCCCATGTCCGTGCCGGGGGAAAAGACGAGCCCGTCGAAGGTGCGCCTATCAGGGTGTTCCATCCATAGCTTGGAGAGGTCGGCCTCCTTGCCATCGCCCAGGCTAATCTTCCGGTTGGCCATGAATTCGTGGAAGGCCTTCACCTGCATGTGCTGAAGCGCCGGGTTGCCCTCAGAGTCGGTTGTTTCGCGAAGCACCCGGCCGGCAGCGCCCGCTACGTAGGCATACTCGGCGTTCAGCGCAAGGACTGGATGCGACGGGGCAGGCTCCTGCCCTGCGGCCGGCGGCGGGGGCTGGGGCACGGCCTCGAAGGCCGCCTCGGGCGCGGCTGCGCCCTGGGGGTTCTCCCCGTGGTTGAATGCGTTCGTCACCTTGGTGGCCAGCTCATCCAGGTCCCAGGGCGGCGAGCACCGGTCGTTCCAGAACTCCAGCATCAGGTCCAGGGTGTCGTCCTGGTCGCAGCCGTAGTCCTTGACCACGGCTGCGACCTTGAAGGTGGTGATGTCGCCGCCCTCGTTCTGGACGGCCAGGGGGGCGCGCTCCAGCAGCCATTCCTTGGCCCGGGCCAGGGCCGTCTCGCGGACCACGCCGGGCAGGGCCGTGGTGCCGCGCCGCCGGGGGGCCTTCTCCGCGCCGAGCTTCTCCACCAGCCACGCAGGGCAGGGCACGGGCAGTTGCGGGCCCTCCTGGGTCTCGTATGGCTTGCCGTCCAGGACCGAGCCCGGGGCGACGATGTAGCCGCCGCGACTGCGGATGTCCAGGCCGCTGCCCAGAACCTCGACGCCCTGCTTCAGGGGCTCGTCACAGGCGTAGATGATGTGCTGGCCGCCGGTCGGGGTCGTGTGCCGGAGGGTCTCCGGGATGTCGAAGCCGTCGAAGTCCAGATCGATGATCGAGAGGTCGCCGCGCTTGTCGCCCTTCACGTCCACGTCGATGACGCAGAGCGCCTGGCTGTCGCCATACTTCCCGGTGTAGATGCCCACGTTGTAGGGGTGCTTGGCGAACCAGCGGTTGATGGCCTCGGGGTCGCGGGTGGCCTGGTCCTGCCAGCCTGAGTAGGCCGGCTCCTTGGCCCCGGGTTTGAGCGGAAAAACCCAGAAGCCCCGGGAGGCCAGGGACAGAGCTTGGTCGAGGGAATGCTGGAGATTGGTCTCCATCAAAAGTGTCCTTTCGGGTCATGCAGCGAGGGAAACGGGCCCGGGGGGTTGGTCCCGGGGCCGGCGGGGTGCTCTATGCGGTCGAGCTGGTCCAGCACGGCCTCTAGCGTCCTGTCCAGCTGGCGAAGCTCCTGGACCGCCCTGCGGGCCGCTACGGCCAGCCAGGGCACCCCCCGGCGCAGGAAGGCGCACTGGGGGTCAACCAGGATGAAGTCGGCAACGGCGGCCGCATCGATCCCGGCGGTCTCGATGGCCTCGACCCGCTGTCGGACCTGAGCGAGGGCGCGGGCGGTCACAGGCCGCTCCGCTTCCGCCAGGCATAGCAGAAGGCGTAGGGGAGGCAGGATCGCCCTGCCCGGCACTTGCCCACGCCGAGACCCACCAGGGTGGCCTTCAGCTTGAGCCGCGAACAGGTGAAACAGTGGTGGTTCGCGGGGTTGAGCACGCACATACCCCCGTGATCGGGCCGCCCCTGCTGGGCACAGTCACAGGCCGGGTAGTGGCCCTGGATCGTGCTATGATTGGCTGTCCGCTTCGTAATGCTGCTTTGGGGGCCCCTGGTGTTAGCCGCACCCGGGGCCTTCGCTTTGTTCGTCATGCTCAGGCACCTCCCTGGGCATGGGCATCGAGCCAGCGCTGGACATCGGAGACCTTGTAGCGCACCGCGGACTTGGCTGAACCCGTCCCCAGCTTCACCCAGGCGGGGCCGCGCCTCTTGGCCCGCCAGTCGCTCAGCGTTAGCACCGAAACAGCGAGGTAGGCGGCGCAGGTGCGCGGATCCATCAGCCCCTCCAGCGGATGGGGCTCGGGTCGTTTTCCTGCCCCCGTGGGCGTGTTCAGGATGTTCGTGTTCGTCATAGCTGCTTCCTTTCAGGTGGGGGCCAGTGGTGGCCCATGCATGTGATCGTGTGGCTGGGCACATTCGCTGATGGCGGATGTCGATCAGGCGGCCGAGGCGAAAATGAGGCGGCGCTCCAGCGGACAAGCAGGCGCGGCTCACGCCGCCCGGTGACCTGGGCGCTGTGGATGGGCGGCG